CCGATCCCCGTAATGAGCGCATCAGCTCAGAGTTCGCTATGATCGATCCAGCCACCTTCGGGATGAACAATTCCGGCCCGCGTTCACCTACCACCGATATGTCGCCAGCCCCCAGCAGCCCGCCGGCAGCATCCGTTGAAATATTACCCTTACCAACACTACCACCACCCTTTGCACCACCAGCATTAACCCAAGCTCTTATAGTCGTATGTATTGTTTCAATGTTGTGAGGAATACTGTTCAAACCAGCTAAAACTGCATCAAGACCCTCCTCTTCTATCTGAATGACAATTGCATTCCCTTCGATTTCCTCTTTGGCATTGAAATAGTTTTCCATCGCCGCATCGGAAGCCTCTTTAGAGATCAATCCCATCTCCGCAGCCATATCAAAATACGCCTGCATTTCAGCATCCGTGAAACCGCCAATGGCTAAAGTTGCCTGAAACATATCCAGCACCATCTGGTTCGCCATGTCAGTCATCGACTGCTGCAGATCCGCAATATCGCCCTCCAGCAACCCGATCTCATCTCGCACGTCCTTAGCAGACATCCATACGCCGTCCAAATATCCGCCGCCCTCGATCGCCAGCAGCTCCTGCACCCGGGCCTGTTTCTCATCGATCTCCCCCAGCGCTTTATCATACGATTGCGCCATACTGATGATCGAACTGAAGTTGCTAGTTATACTCAGCGCCTCCTGGAAGGCCGCTTCTGCTTCAGCTGTTGCTGCCAGCTGCTCTTTAAGGATATCAAGTCCCTGGTACGTTTCTTCAATAACTCCCCCATACTGCCCACCCATAAAAATGCCTGTTTCGACCTCATCGTTGTGCTCCTGCAGCGCTTGCTTCGCCTCATATTCACTCTCGGAAAGCATATAGTTAGAATCAATGACACCCCCGTGTATACTTATTAAATTGCCAGATTCTGAAACAATTAATCCTCGCGCTATAGCTGCCTCACGCATCTTCTTAGAATATTCTTCATAGGTTGACGCAGCTGTCAGGGTTTGAGAAATTTCATCCCTCATTTCAATATTACGCTTATCTTGATATTTTTTGAGCTCTATGAGACCAACGATGACCGCGGCAATGGCAGCCGCATAGGGAACAGCAGCTGCGACACCTACTCCCATCGCGTCACCAATTGCTCCAAACGCAATAGAAAGAGATTTATACACATTAATTGCCGCGCTGGCCCACATCGTCAACTGCCCGCCGATCATCAGCACCGGCCCCATAGCAGCCCCCATCGCCACAATGTCAGCGATGGTTTGCAGCATCTTTGGATCCATCTCATCCAGTTTATCCACCGTCTTACCAATAAACTCGGCAGCATCCCCAAATCGCTCCCCCCATTTTTGGATCACCGGCGACAGCGCCCCACCCTCACTCACAGCTTCCTTCAACCACTCCAAGAAGTTTTTCCCTGCCTTGATTGCATCCCCAAATGCTGGGATGAAGTTCTGGCCAAACGCCACCGCCACATCATTCAGATACCTCGGGTAGGACCGCAAAACCTTCCCGGGGTCTTCCATCGCTTTGGCATAAGCGCCTGCAATCCGCTCCCCATACGCCATCGTCGCATTCACCCTCGCCTGGACCTTTTCCTGTTCCGATAATGCAGCAGCCGACCTGCCGGTCAGCTCAGCATAGTCCTCATACGCCTGGTTCAGGTCGATGATCATTCCGGCCGATTTAAAAAGTTCCGTCCGCCCAGTGATGATCGCCTTCGTCAGCGTTTTGGTGGTTTCTGTACTGTTCTGGCCTGAGATCACCGCCGCATCCTGTGCAACCCGGGCGACCTTTGAAGCATCTGCCAGGTCTAGCTCAGCTTTAATAAAATCTGCGATGATCTCCTGGCTCGCAGCCGCTTCGATACCCATCCCCTGCACAGAATCAGCCTGCGCCCTCACATAATCCCCCGAATAGCCGGCACTCTTCCCCAGTAATTCATTAACAGAAGCCAGCTCATTCACACGGCTGGCAGCCTTTGTTGAAAAGCCGATTAAAGCAGTCAGTGGCACAGTCAGCCCGGCCGTCATCGCCGCGCCGACATTACGCATTGCCTTGCCGGATGCGCTGAACGCCTTCGATATCTTCCCCTTTGCTTTGCTCAGGTCCTTATCAAACGTCCCCCAATCAGCCCGAATAATTACCTTAGCCTCACCAAGATTTCCTAATGATCCTTTTCCCATTTACACCTTCCGTAGGGGCTATTGCGTAGCGTCCTGTAAGGAGGCATGCCTAGCCCGATTAACCCATTTCTTCATCCTGTCATTGCGAGCAAAGTGAAGCAATCTTGCCTTTCAGCTTTGAGCTTTCAGCTTTCAACTGTCTTAAACCTCTCCGGTAACGACGCCACAGCTTCAAGCCGAAGGGCCTCACTCAAAGAGTGCTCTTCGAGCAAGCCCATCGGCGCACGTAGCCCTCTTTTCGAGGGGTGCCAAAATCATGAGATTTTGGCCTTCAACCTCTCCGGTAACGACGCCACAGCCTTCTCATGAAAATTCCTACACTCCTCAGCCTCTTCCTTGCTCAACTTCCTGGTCACAGGTGGGCTGGTCAACCGCTGAAGCGACGGCATCCGCCTGGAGCGCATCAACGCAGCAGTATGCCATGCCTGCCAGGCACGTTCCTGATGCGCATATTTCATACGCCAGTTAGCCGCTCGTATCGCACCAAAGACCTCCCTGGGCGTCATCGCCCAGTAATCAAGCGCAGATACACCTGCTTTGAGTGCCTCATCCAGGAGAATATCCCACATATTATGATTGTGGGTATCCGTAGGGGCGATGCATGCATCAAGCTGAGGACCATCAAGGTACTTCAGCGAAGTGCCGAAGTCAGGAGACTTCGGCCTTACCCGTTTTTTTCCGGCGCTTCCTCTTGTGCAAAGCCTTCAGTCTCCAGCCCATACTGCAAAACAGCTGTGATGGCAGGGCCGATCACGTTCGCTGCTGGCGTCAATCCAACCACATCCAGCACATCGCAAGCATCATCAAAGCTCACAGGATTCCCGCCAGCCTTCGACGCTCGCCGATTGGCTTCCATGCCGGCTTGCAAAAGGATCGCAATCTCACGGATCCCCGACTTTCCCGTGGCGAATCCAGAGATCGCTAATCCAACGCTCTTTCCCAAACGTGCTTCAGCATCAGCCAGCGCTCGGGTAGTATACAGCGCCTGGTAGGTCTCAACGACCTCCCCCTCAGCGCCTTTTGCCTCAAGGATTGCCTCTTTGCGTGCACCCAATAAACCGTAGGGGCGAGGCATGCCTCGTCCATCTGTTGCCATTAGCTGCCTTCCTCTGTCCATCCGCCGCTGATGGTCATTGCGCAGGATACAGTCGCCTCACCCTGGTCAGGGTAGCGCTCCGACAGGCTGGTGACCAGCGCGTTGGCTGTTTCGGTTGTCACCTCGTCTACCTGCTTTGCAACCAGGATCAGCTCGCCATCTCGCATGGCATCCTTCAGAGCCTCGTAACCGGCGTCCGAAGCGACATACAGGTGATCCAGCGTCAATGTCGCTGAATAGCGCCCGGCGATCACCGACTGTTCCCGGGCCGATTTGTTCGACGTGTCGATCTCAGCCGTGCTCTCATCAAAAGCCACATCCCTCTGAGAGCCGACAGCCGTATAGACAGGCACGCTGGGGGTGCCGGTGTTCACCAGCAAAAGTACATCCGTTCCGTTCATTTGATCCTCCAAGCCGAAGGGCATCCAAGCCCATCGGCGCAGTGCCAAAATCATGAGATTTCGGCCTAATTGCCAGGATCAGGAGATCCTGGCCTAACTAATTGAAAACAATCCTCTTATCGAGGGTAGGGGCAAGGCATGCCTTGCCCGATTTAATATTAAGATTCTTGAGCATTAATCTCCACACTCACAATCCGCCCATACGCATCCTCCTCATCAGCGGAAATAGGGCCATAACAGACTGACCACAGCCAGGCATGATCATCAATGGATAAATTTGAGCGGTGCAGCAGCGTTCTCACCCGCTCACTGATCGCTTCGATATCAACGACGCTGCCTGTCGCCTCCGCATAACATCGGACGTCAACCCTCACCGATCGTCCCAGTGAGTTCTTTGTGTCAAACGGCGCCTGGCCCACGATCGGACCAATTACAATAAAGGGCATACTTGCATCGCCTGGCGCCGGATCAACCGTAAATATCGCTGGCTCGCTCTCATAGGTCGAGAGCAGAGCAGCCAGCGTGCTGTCAGCAGATAATTTCATGTGAATTGCTTTCAAAAACATCTAATCAATCTCCACTTCCTGTCATTGCGAGCTTGCGAAGCAATCTCTCTTTTCCTTTCAGCTTTGAGCTATCAGCTGTCTTTCTCACCTTCCAATCAGCAGCCGGATGATGTCTCTGGCGTTCTGGGTGACCGCAGGGCGTAAAAACGGGTGTGCAGGGGCAGTAGATGACCCTGTCTCAATATAAAAGCCGTGGTGGCGCTGTCCTGATTTTCCGATCTTCATTCCAACTGCAATTACCAATCCGTCTCCTGTCCCCGGTCCCCGGTCTTTATTAACCGCATGGGTCAAAATATACTTCGACAGATA